CATTCGCATCCCAGACCGTTCCTTTGGTTGGAAGTGTTTCGATGCTATAGGTCAATTGTTCAATATCAGTTGCGTTGATGTCGAATGTGTGGTTCTGGTTTTTCAATACCGTGAAACTTGTCGGCTGAACAACCGGAGCAGCACCTTGACTGCCGGTGAGCCAATAATCAACAAACATACCAAGGTCATTGAGGTCGACCGTTCCTGAAAAATCGAAATCCGATACAAGGTTGGGTTCTGTTTTCAGCCAATCTTCTGCAAACCTACTGAAGTCAATGAAATTTATGAAACAATCACCGTTTCTTTCATATTGATTCCAAGGGTCGACTCCACCGAACTGCCAAAGAAGACCATTGTTGACGGTGGTGATATTGGTCCAGCTTGAACCATTCCAATGCCGACCAATAGGATTGCCAGAGCCTTGTTCGAATTCAAAATAACAAAAACCAGCCAAAGATTCCATTTGAGATTCAATAACCGGCGTTCCTACCCTGTTGTTGTAAATGGCTGCGATTTCTGGCTGGGTTAAAAGTTTGTTCTTGTATAACCGGAATTGGTCAATTTGCAGGTAATTCAAGCTGGTTTCGTAATAAAAGAAATCCAGATTAACACTCGACCAAGGAGGATTGAATGCAAAATTATAACCGGAAAGTTCTGTCAGGTCACCATATCTTCCTGTGCTTCGGTCAACCCCATCTACAAATAACGTCAGACCATCAGGGTTAGACCTGTCACAAGTTATCGTAATTAAATGCCACAGACCATCTTTAACCGAAACGCTTGAATCCACCGAATAATAACCATATAAAGAATTGTCTGTAATTCCAAACCAAGGCTTGTCGCTTTCATAAGGTTCTTCAAGTCTTAAACGGATACCCGCACCAATCATCCCATTGAGCCAATAAATTACATAACCGTTAGTTGAAGTTCCTCGCACCCAGACACACAAAGAAAAATCCCCTGTGCCGAATCCAAATCGATTTGGTTCATTCATCACAAGCTTGTCAAGGTGATTTCGACCTTCAATAAAATAGGTCGCTTGAGCAATCGAAGCCCAAGTCATCAGGATTGTTAGCACCCATAGAATAAATCGTTTCATAATAGAACTCCTTCTCATATGAATTGAGCCTTAAGTTCCTCGACAGTTACAGCGACCATCCCAGCAGGAGCTTGTTGGCTCGAACCTTCTTCAAGATGAACAATATAAGGAACATTATTACTAATATAAATAATTTCATATGGTTTCAAGCCTTCTAAGCTGGCTATACATCTAGAAATTGTTGCTGCTCCGTCTTTGTCGATTGCATCTAAATTGCCTTGAGCCGGTTCACCGATTGAAGCTTGCCAATTACCTTTTGACCGGCCAGTTAGCACAGGATTCTTCATCACAATACCATGAATTGCCTGAAACGCAATCTTTTTATGCAATAAAAGTGCCTTGTCCGGAACTCTCATTGTAAACCGGTCGACCACTGCATTGAATTCTGCAATATTGCTGGTCATTAAGGCACCACAGGCACTGGAGGCACACCGCCTCGAAGTTGCAATAAATACAATGCGACATCTTCTCCAGAATAAATCGGTTGAATATTTACAATTGTCCAAATTTTATTGTCGATGGTGACTGTAGTCTTCAACCTCTCTGGAGTAAAACCAAGACCACTTGCTGCCACGCCGGTTTGCATATCATCGACGCGAACAACATCGCCATCAACCAATTTCTGCTCGTATGGGTAAGGAGGAATAATTTTCTTGTTGAAGGTAGCAGGACTGCCTGCCGTAACTTTACCTGTGGAAACACTATATGTCGCTGCAGTGTAGTTGCTGAATACAGCAGCCTTGCCGTTTTCGTTAATCAATTCCAATGCAGCCAATGCTGCTTCGATATCAAGTTCCGTTGACATCAAGCCCTCTTCATTTCTTCGAAGGACGAGGTTATCGATTTCAGCAATCCAGTTATTTTCGGATACGCTTTGACTTGCGAACGTCCGGCGACATAAGAAACTGATTTTTCAATTGGACCTACCTTGATGGATTCGCTGGCGATTGCTCCGGGTTTGTCCTGAACACCAAGCAGCAGGTCTCCAGCAATGTGCCGAATTGCAGCTTCAACGACCGCTCGCTTGAGGCATTCTGGAATAGATGTGCTGCTCAACAAAGAATCGTTGTCGTCATAGACATCGGCACGAGGCCAAGCCAGTGCTTGTTCTTGAATCGCCTTGTAGCCTTTAAAGTTGTATTTCGCATCAATGTATTGTGTCGCCACCCGAAGAGCTACTTCTTTCATTGCGGTTGTGGTGAGTATATTCGCCCACAGAGCATTGCCGACGTATGCGGTGTTGTAAGTGTCCGCATCCGCAACCGAAATATAACTTTCAGCATTTGACAGTCCTGCACCAGTTTCAACAATTAAGCTCATTGGCTTAACTCCTTATCTTTGTGTCTTGCTACGAACTTTTACTTTGTTTCCTGCTGGGGCTGCATGTTCGATTGCGGTGTCAGCATCGCCCGACATTGTTTCAGGCTCGCTTGCTAAGCGATAACCTTGTTTACGCCATGCAGCCAAATCACTGACATTGATGGTCAGTTCACCTTTTTTGCCGACCACTTTTACTGTTGTTATTTCTGCCATTTGAAACTCCTTTCTTAAACCTCAATCTTTTGTTAAGAAGAAAAGGACCTTGTCTCAACCACTTGCAAAGCCCGAAGGTTCGCGTCGGGTCAATGACAAGGTCCTTTACACACAATTTAATTTACAAAGAGCTTGCTCAAACTACGCACCGCAGGCACGACAGGCCAAGTTCGGGTCGAGCGTCTTGACGCCATACAGCACGTCAATCGCGACATGAACTTCCGAACTGTTGCCGACATAATACAATCGGCTACGCAACGACAGACCTGTAACAGGGTCGGTAATTGTCGCAATCTTTGCTCCCAGTTGATTTCCGATTTCCGAAAGCGGTGCCATTGCGAGTGCGAAAGCATTCCGGTGGAAAGCTAAATTGGCAGTGTGCGTATCACGACGAATCGTGACCACTTCAGTCCCAGATAAAGCAGCGGCCAGACCGGGTGTGATGGTGACGGTTGCAGCATTGGCAGCCACGGTTACAGTAGTTGTCTGAACCGCATACCGCTGTGTATTACCAGCGATAACAAGTGTGTCACCCTTGACAATTGTTTCGGCATCAGTCAGTGCACCGATAACTAAAGTTGTTGCTCCAGCAAGGTGTGCTCCGGTAACTGTGCCGGCATTGTCCGAGCCAACACCAGCAGTGTGGACGCCAACATTCTGGTTGGCGAAGATTTCCATTCCATACTTTGTCCCCAGTGTGCCTCGCTGTTGTGTTGCAACACCAACGTCGCCTGCTCCCTGATTCTGGGAAAAAGCTGCTAAGTTCTGGAAGCCCTGTTGCAAAGCTCCACAAATCATAAGATGCACATTCGCAGGGTCGTTCAACGGCACCTTGTTGCCGAACATCACATTGTAGGTTCCGGTGATATCATCAACTGCAGGAGTTGCAGCAATATCATAGAACCACGGGATGTCTTTATAAAGAGCAACAAGTTTCTGGTCGATGTCATCCGCCAGTGCATACGCAGCCGGAACGATGTGGTCGGTGATAATCTGCTCACCGGTGTAGGACAACTCTTGGTCTGTCAGTTTGAACTTGACTTCACGCCAATAATCCAGACTGAGGTTGACATATCCAGTCGTCAAATCTTGTGCTGTTTGAGGAGCATCCCCAACAGTCAGAACTGCCGGTCGTTTAATACTGATGACCTGACCCTTGCCGAAAGCCCGACGTTCGGCGTCGTATCCACGGTGGACGCGACCAGCCATTCCAAGAGCCTTGTGAAGTGCAATCAAAGCTTCTTGAGCGTAGAAAATCGGGTTATAAACACCCAATGTATTACCCATAACTTACTCCATTTCTGTTGCTACAAGCAACGGTTAAAATTAGACTTATGTTCTTGGTGCTTCTTCAATGATGAGTTGTTGTCCGGCCTTTGCAGCGGCCTCTTTAGCTGCACGATACTTGGCAGGGTCTTTGGAATCTGCAGCTGACAGTGTAAACTGATTGCCACCAGTTCCACCACCCGCACCACCGCCAGAAGCTCCAGTCCCTGAAGCTCCGCTTCCCGCAAAGGCAGGTGCGAAGGTTGCATTCGTCTTCATCGCAGATACAAGTTCCACCACCGACATCGGTGCTGTTGAACCTGCAGCCGGACTCAAACGAACATTACCTTTATCATCCACAACTTCCACAATGAATTCCCCAGCATCAGTTACCTTAATGCGAGTTGACGCACGCACGTGCGGAAGAAGCAACTGGATTGAACCTTTGTTCTCCGCAATTGCTTTCGAAGCTTCAGCGTCAACCATAATCTTCTCCAGCTGGCCAGCCAGTTTTTTCAACTGTGCTTCAAGCTTGCCTTTTTCACCGGTGTGCTTTTCCGACAGTTGAGTTTTAACAACCTCAATCTGCTCTTTGACTTTTTGCTCCGGTGTCCAATTGGCCATCTCACCAACTTTGGCAATTGCCTCTTTTGCTTTCGTGGGGTCGATGTCTTTGAAGGCCTCAACTTTTCTTTCAGCAGCTTCCTTTGCAGAACGCTCCTGACTCAAAGCTGTCTTCAGACCTGTGACATCTTCCAATGCGAAACCATTTACTGGAGAAACATCCAACAGATAACTGCCATCACTCTGCAGCTTATATTCTGCTTTCAGAGCGTCCGACAACGAGTCGAACTTTGCCTTGTCAATCTTTGCAGCTAACATAAACAACTCCTTTCGGCATCCCGCCATTTTCGCCAGCATCCCGCTGACCGAGCTTCCCGCTCTAAGAACACTTTCCAATTACTACATTTCACTGGCAAGCTCCTTTAGTGTCAAAATTCTTCCAGCCTCATCAACAAAATCTTTAACATCAATTTTACCTGACCGGAAAAGTTCTGCTTTTTGTATTCCAAGTGCTTCTTCTTGAACCGATTTAGATTGTTCAGCCAACCAATCCGCATACTTCATTGATTCAGGAACCTGACCATCCATCGAAGCTCTTGTGCTTTCATTCAATTCTTTAGCTGGGATTCCAAGTTCCTTCCAAGATTTCAATACAGGCACCGTCGAGCCACGACAATTCGGATGGAAAGGAGGACGAGGACCTTCGCCAATCTCATAGACCTCGCCATCTCTTCCCATACATTCTTCACAAGTTGTTGGGTCGAGTGTTTCAACAAGCTGCACAGATTTGATGACGTCGTCATTCTGGGAGTAAGTTGCTTCCCTTGTGGCGTTCACAATTTCACTGACACCGGTTCGCACAATGGTGTTCAATTCGTGCCGGCTCGTATTTAAAATTCCATCAGCATAATGTGCTGCTCGTGTTCCTTTTATGCTCCGGACGATATCCGCAATTGAACTACCCTCAACCACACCCATTCGAATTTGTTGATTCACGCGGAAGGCAGTGTTTCTTCCCAGATTAGCAAACCAATCCGAAACTGTCGCTCCATAGATGGGTTGCTTTTCTACCAGAGTTCGCAATGTCTCCGAAGCAGGTCCGATAAAGTCCCAGCCAATTGGCGTGCTTGATTTAAGTGCCTTAATCTGCCAAGAGCTTTCCAGCTTGCTCAAATCATTAAAGCGTTTAACAATGGTGTCACGCAGACGAGCGTATTCAGCAGCAATCAATTTGTTGTTGGCAGCAAGCAATGTCCGAAGAGGCCATTCGTTCTGAAGCTGAGCAAGCAACTTCGGTTCAAGTTCCAAATTGAGCAACTTGATAGCCTCAATGACTGTTCCTTTCTTATACTGTTCGAGGAGGATGCTTCTTCGAATAGCCAAATCAAGCAACAATCTATTTACGGTTCTGTTCATTGTGCTCCAACACCCGGTTCGTTAGTCCTGCCAATCATTCCCATGTCAGGACCTTCTTTTGCTAACGCTTCAATCACATCATCTACATTTGTATTCTCTGCCAACAATGTTCTGCGTTTGATTTCCTGCAAGAAGGTCTTCTGGTCAATTTCCTTCGCTTGCCTTGCCATAAGCAATGATTTAATGTCTTCAGCCGTTCTTTGGCTCAATGCAAAGTCATTGAATATATCCACACCAAATCCTTCAGGCAATTCAACGTCTTTCCATTGAGCAGCTGCTTCAAAGCAAGCTTCAAGAAGATTCTCTTCATTACGAATCCAGCTTTGAACTTCCGATTGTGTATTTGTTTCATCAATCGCCTGACCAGTGGCTGTTGGATTGCCGGACTTTGTTCTTAAGAAAGGCGAAAGGCTCGCCACAGCCATTTCTTCTTCGAGGTCAACACAATCTTGACGACCTGCTCCAATTGCAGAACCAGTGTGCTCAACATACTTCATATCAGCATCTTTGTTCTGGCTTTTGAAACTTGAGTTGCCTCCAATCACAATATCCTTACCCATTTCTTCATCGGTCAATCCTTTAACAAAGACTAATCCTGAACGTGCAAATCTGAGGATGTTTTTCTGGTCGCTGTAACTTTGGAAATGAGCAAGATTCAGCCAAGCCAAACTATCGAAGGCCGGTTCGCCCAGCATATGCGCTAAACGTTTAGTATAAAAAGTATACAAGGGCACTTTTCCGAAAGTGTGTGTGCCTGAGCGAACCATTCCATATGTCTTGTCATTGTTTTCTCTCCAGAGTTCCCAACTGGCCTTTCCGACAACACGAATATAGTTGACTTGCTTTTCTCCGTATGCTCCATCCGGTTCTGTTTTCACTTCTTTGATACGAATTTGGAGTAATTCGATTTGTCCAGTCGTCAAAACCTGCACTTGCCAACCGATAAGATTGCTCGCGTCCACCTGCACAAATCTGGGAAGAAGTCCTAGCTTGTTTTCAGTTGCTAATGTGACAGGTTCACCAATCGTGGTTACATCAGCATAATCTACGAGCACGTGCACCAGACCCCTATGCACACCGGCTCGAAGAATATCTTTAGCGAATTGGTCAAGGTTTCTTCCTTCACCATCAATGTTTTCAATCATTCCTTTTAGTTGGTCAGGCAAATCAGCTTTCAACTGCACTGCTTTAGTAAAAGGTTTGCTTGACACTGTCTCAAGAGCATCTGCATAACGATTGATGAGAATAGACCTGCTGACCCGGACTTTATAATTCGGTTCTGTTTCAGCTTGTTCTTTCGGAAGCCATCTTGTTGCTTTTTGTTGCATCGTCAAAGTTCCACCAAGCAAATCATCAGGCAATTCCCAACGAACGGACATATCATTATAGGCCTTAATCGGCACAGCAACTGGGCTAGTAATTGTATCAGCCACGGTCATTCTCCTTGTCTAGTAGTCAGAACCTTGCCTTCGAGACAACGAATCGAAGCCAGCACTTGCTTATTTTGTTCTGATATATCTTTTTTAAGCTCTCGCACAGATTCTGCTGCACGTTCTTCATTGCTTTTAACAGCTGCAGCTAAAATGGCAACACATTGTTGCCAGCCTTTATGAACTTGGTCGCACATCTGAATTGTCATTGGCGTCTCACCTTGTTTCAGGTGTTTCTGGTCATTGTTCGCGTGGTTGCTGATTATAATAAATAATGTCACGAACACAGCACAAACCCCAATGATTGAAGCCACCGTCACAATTGTTTCATTTGCTGCAGCCAGAATATAGAGCATTAAAAATTCCTTTCCAAGTTGTTGTTGTAAGAAGGGAGTTCGGTTGCTAGGCTGAACCCAAGAACAACCGACCTACGGAGTTCCCTATAGGTTTTTACAACCGAACTCAAAACGATTCCATTCATTTCTTTTCCTTCTGTTTGGTTCTAGGCAGCGACGTTTACTGGACCAGTATTCTGCATTGGGTCGAGAACAGCATCAACCATTCTCCGTGTAACTGGCAGCTGATTCTCTTTAAGCACATCTGTAGCAGCCTGCGTCTTTTCTGGAGGAATGACTTGATTCGCTGGGTCGAGCAATTCTTTAACTGATGTGACAGTATCGGTGAGCACGGTTTTGTAAGTGTCGAGGATTTTATTCTTTTGCGAAGCTTTGAGAGCACTTCCAATCGCACCACCAAATACCGCCAACAATGCACCACCAAGATACACATACCCGCTATACGGTGGAGGCACTTGGTTTGCAGCAGCAGACATCATCTGTCCAATAATCTGCATCTCGGTTCCTGCATTTGCGTTATTGACATCGACCGCAGACAATATCACATTAGCTTGGGTGAGCACAGTATCGACTTTTTGCTTCTGAATCAATAGAGCATCAAGTTTAGCTCGTGCCAGAGCCAACGTCTGCACAATTTTTGGTTTTAATTCCGCAGGGATATTGGGGTCGGCCAAAGATAACTCAAGCCCTGCGATAGTGTTTTTGAGTCCATCCACAGAAATATCCACCTGTGCACTAACCGACTGCGCATTCAGCACAGCAGCCTGCACCGCTGCGATTCTCTGGGATGAAGTCTGCGTGGGGTCGCAACCGATGAGGCCAACCAGAAGCAGACAAACTGCAACCGTCAAAAGTAACCTTCTAACTTTCACCATTTCATACTCCTTAAATAGATTGTTGAATAAATTGAACTCCGGAACGAACCGGATATTTCTTTTCAACATAATAACCAAGAGCATCAGTCAAGTGTGTCAATTCCTTGTTGTCATCTTTATCGATTTCACCTGACCCATCGTCTTTCAGAATTACACCATCTAAGTCTTCCAATATATGTGGGCAAGTAACGGGATTGAGAACAAGATGAATCTTCTTGTCCATTGTCTGCAATCTACTATTCATTGCATTCACCCGCACACGCTCGCGTGGATTCTGGTCGTCGTAACGAAAATGGACACGGTCTTGAAATACAGGTCTGAGAGCCTGCCTAATCAAGTCCCAGTCTGACCCTTTCACTTTGGCTGAACCACGAGCACCACCTGTTGCATCACCATAGCAAAGAACTTCTTCTTTGTGTGAACTATAACGGTCGATGAGCCTTTCACAAACTTTTACAGTGTTACTATTGTTAGGAATCCAGACTTCATCAACAATTGCTGTAATCTGAGGATTGACATTTGCAAGCTTGCCTGTGTAGGGTTGTTCTTGACAGACAACACAAACTCCCGGACTGACATTGAAGTCGAAACACAATACCAGTGGCAGCACAGGATTGTAACGCAAATTCGTGTCGCAATGTGTGCCTTCAGTGAAAGCATAATAAGCCTTACCTTCGAAGTAAACGAAAGAAGCTTCATATTCCTGTTGATAAGTAAGCAAATCCAAGTCACGACGAGCCGCCGCGATTTCGCTTGGGCTTAAAATGTCCGCACTTAACCAGTGGAAGGACTGCCACTCACCAGTCTCGTCGTGCTTGGCTCGTTCGTTAAGCTTATAATAGTGATTCCTTCCTTCAGGCACACCAAAAATCCAAGCTTCACCCAATCGGTCAGACAAAGATGGACGAATATGCTCAGCCCAAACTTCTCGTTTCATATTGCCATATTCATCAATACCAATCCAGCTTATGGGAATACCTTCAATGCGTTCTGGCTTGTCTAGTCCAGTAACCAGAATCTTTGCATTGTTATAAAGTGTAATCATCAAATCGGAATCGGACGGACGGCACATCAGCAATTCTGGAGGAACAAGTGCCTTTAAATCTGACCAATAAACACGCTTGGCTTGTTGATGAGTTGGTGCTGCAAAAACATACCAAGCTTCTGGCCAAGTGCATTCACCAATAGCATTCATAACTCCTTTACGCTTGGCAAGTTCTGTTTTGCCTGAACGTCGACCGGCAGGTATAACCTTGAAACGTGCTGGTGATGTCCAAAGGCGATGCTGTTCCGGGTGATACCGAAGTGGCGTCCATCGTGGAGTCAAACGAGGCAATGTCAATGTCGGTATCGCAATCAAGCTCATAATGGCTAGCAGGATTATTGTCTTACGCTTGAACATCCGGTCAGAGGCTCAATACTGAATTCTTCTTCGATGCAGAGAACGACAGCCAAAGCTTTGCGAACTTGCCAGACTCCAGCTATCTGTTCCTCCAAATAAACCGTCGCATACTTCGTTCCTACGTCCGCTTTAATGGGTTGTGCTATGATACCCCAAGACTGTTGAAACTTATTCGGGTCTGGTGTGTAGAAAGCCGAAACACAGCTTGGGTTGTTCGTGTCCGCACGCACACGCACGGTTGTTAATTTGGAACTTGGTGCCATATAAACCGAAGTGCAAGTTGTTTTTTGCCCTGTGTAACAGTGCACACTTCCCCCGAAATCGCCAATCAATTTGTTCGGGTCATATACTTGTGCGCATTCATTCACCATCGCATTCGCTGTTACAACGAACGCTCGACCGACAATTGAGAAGCCCGTGCAC